AAAACAGATTGAACTGACAATGACCCTGATACCCACCTGCATATCTACCAGACGCGGGAACGGTGATGCAGTATGCTCAATCACCTTTGTATCGTCTGACGGGTCCATTGAATTCGAGATGCCTGATACCTATCCTGGGTTTCAGAAGATATGGGATAAAGTGGTGGTTGGACTTGATTGAAGTTCTCATCATATTTTCATTCGGGTTTGCGTTCGGTTGTGTCGTTTCATTGTTTGCGGGTATTTTAGGGATGAGAAACGTATGATTCCACCAGTGGAAGAACGACAAATTAGACCATGCGAAGATTGCATCTGGTTCATCCCCGGTTCAAAATCTTGCAAAATGGTATATTTAAACCGGAGATGGTTAAGTAAAGACCCGTGTAAATATCATCTGACCAGGCATGAGTATCAAAATCTGTTTGATTCGGGGGTGATTGGATGATACCACCAGTGGAAGAACGCTCTACCCGTGACTGCGGGGAATGTCTCTACCAGGATGATGAGATGGGTCATTGCCGTTTGGAGTCATTTGTTTCAACTATGAAAGACCGGAGAGATGAGTATATGGGTTATCTGAGAAACAACCTATTCTTCAACTATACGGCTGCATACATCAACGAACAGTCAAACGAGAAACATCCGTGTAAGTATCATATCACCGAAATGGAATTGAAAGAACTGATAGATTCGGGAGTATTACCATGAATTATTGGTGTGATTTCAGTTACTGCCATTTCTTTCATCAGGGTTGGTGTGCTTATCATGATTCGACTATTGATTTGATGAGATGTCGGAATACTAATTGTAAAATGGATGTGATAATCCATAACAAAATTGACGAGATGATGGACTAATGGACCTGGCTGACCTGATGATATGGGAATCTTTGAGTCATATCAAAGATGAGAACAAACGGTTTGAAGAGATGAAACTACAGAAATCAGCATACGATAAGTATTGGCAGGATAAACAATTCCGAACCGGTGCCCCTGAGATAACTGTTCCGGTGGATGAATGAAAGATGGTGGAGTGGGAAAGACCGAATCGGGTATAGTTGTTTACTATACTGATAAGTGTTCAAAAGTCCGGGCATTGAAACAGATATGGAAATATATGACTACAATAGACCCTGAACTATTGAACAATCCTCGACAGTTGGTAAAATATGCTGACAAAACAGGAACTAGAGGACTATAAACGCAGGATAGAATTAATCATAAACGACCCGGAGACATTGAAACGGTCTGAAGAGTTTCATCGTAAAATGCAACGAAAGAACGCTGAAGATATGGAGTTGAGGTTCACAATATGAAACACCCTGACCTATACCGGAGACGATGTAGACAGGCATTAAAACCGGCACATATCCAGATAACCATCTGTTCTCATGATGGTTTTGAGACCCGGAACGTAACGAAACGGTGGATACTGCATAACACAACTGACCCGTCTGTATTTGGAGTGAAACGATGACAAAACTCTACCAATACCAATACAAGGAAGGTCAATTCAACGACTGGTTCTCATACACTATTGTTGATGGTTGTGTTCTCATTCACCCGGCTGATGTTCTTGATTACATCAGATACAAAGTCGCAATAATGGGTGATGTGTTCAGTTATGAAGAATGCCTGGAATGTCTGAATGATATCATGAAAGAGATATCTGCATTCGGACCTCATCAAAAAAAGTGACCATCTTGTTATCATCAACAAAATGGTTATTCGTTTTTCAACACTCTGATAACAGTTATCCGACTAATCCCAAGTTTCCTGGCAATGCCGTTCTTGGAACAGGTTTCAGACATTCTTCTGATAGTGGCTTTTGTTTGCTGGTCAAGTGGTTGTCCTTTCGGCATTAATCCTCCTGATAATAATTACTGCCAGGGTCATTTTCAGGCATAGGTGATGCAGCCATCTGTTCAGGCAACGGGAATCCGGGCACTATAGGGGTGAAACTTCTCCTGCAATTTGGGTGCTCAGTCGTCCGGTGATACGACTCTTCTATGGTCCATATGGACCCGTTTATCTCTGCACAAACCGCACACCCACACCCATCCCTGACCATGACATGAGTGACTGATGACGCCTTATATCGGTCGAGTGAGTTTTCGTTCAATGTCCTGACCACCTCCGTTCGTGCTATCCGTGATGCACCTGACTTATACTGCTGGCCCATATGTTTCATGATATCATCAGCAACGGTATCAGAAGGGTAGATACCATCCAAGTCCCTATATTCCCATCTCCCCAACGGTTTTCCTTCTCTCATGCCTCTGGTGATGATATCAGCAATGGAGTCTGCATTCTCTTTTGGACCATACTTATTGAACCAGTCAATGAACTCTCCGTTGATGGTGGTCCCGCCCCGGTTCAATTCATCCTGATACCGTTGTGCATAGGTAAGAGCTGGTTGTTTGGCTGCAATAGGGTTGATAGGTAATTTCAGTTCCCGCTGTGCATGGATAATGCCATAGAACGCAGACTGTGCAACCGTCTCTGATATCCGTTCTTTCATCCGGTCAACCAGTTCAGACAGAATACCTGATATTGCCAGTTCGGTTGCCAGGTCAAGGTCACTCATGACCGGGCTTTCCTCATTGTGCTGATGATATCCCTGGTTGCTTCATCTATCATCTGATGCAGGTCTGTTTCCAATTCATCTGCCAGGTCATCAGCATCAGGAACGTCTTTCCTCAGTACAACATCGGGGAATGCTGTCTTTGCAGCCGTGGATACCTGGGTTGAACCGGTCACTGACTTCAGCATCCCCCATTCATCTACCAGTTGTTTGAATGACTCTTCATCCAGTCCCTCAGCTCCAGACCGTTCCCGGCATTCGTTTGGAGACAAGTATCCATGGACTGCTCCGAGTTCTGCTTCTTTCAGGTCAAGTTCCCGGGAACTGATATTCATCCTGGGAATTCTCACTTCAGCACGGTATCCTGGTGCGTATGAGTTATACAGGAAAAATGGATTGATTATCTCATTCAACTGCTGTTCTATCTCTGCCTGAATACCGCCGATGAATGCAGCAATGAGTTCGAGTTTCCCGTTATCTGACCCGCCGAGTCTTGTGGAGTCATCATCAAAGAAACTTGCCGGGTTTAATGTGTAAATGATATGCTGATACAGGGCTTCGATAATTTCCAGGTTGATGGTGTTCTCATATTTGTATTCGATAATCTCCATGTTTGACCGGAGAGAGAACGCGGTATCTTTGTCCCAGTTTTCGAGAATCATGTTTGCATAATCCTCATCTGATACGAAATCATTTGCTTCGCACGCGGGGGCCGGGTTTGTAATTTTGATGAAAAGAATAGGTGCCGCACCACGCTTCATCACCTGCACGTTCGTTTCCCATCCGTAAATCAACATATCAATGAACGGGATGATAGGTTCAATCAGGGGCGTCTCTACTAACCCATCCACAATCGGAGACTGACAGATAACCAGGTCATCTGTGTTCAGGAGTTCGGCTTTGTTGGACCCAACTGTCTGCCAGCATTCGATATTTTCACCTGACGGGTCCAGGGTTATCCCTAACAGGTATTCAGTATATTTTTCCCGGCCTGATGGCTGTTTGGCAAACGAGTGTGGCGGGAGTCTGACCAGCTCTTTCGGTGCAATTATTCCTTCCTCGTTCTTTTCCCATATCGGGTTGAATATGGTAGGTCCGTAAAACCATTTGTCATATAGTCTGAACTGCCCGGCAGATAACAACGAGAACTTCGGAGACTTGAGTAGGTTGGACAGTAACAATTGGGTCTCTTCATCCACATCGTTGTTCGGGTCATAGACTGCAAGGGTTGGGTATTTGTTGAATACCATTGCAGAGAACTTAATAAACAGACCTTTCCCGTATGCGGTGCGGGAAAACTTGTATAACGTGTCCACCGTGATCGCATTTTTCGCAAAATTCTTGATATTGCTGATATATCTGGTTCCTGACCGGGACGGAACCGCGAGTGATGCCATACCGTAATATTCGATGACTATATTTAAAGATATTCCATTCTGTTGAACGGCTTTAAGTATTCTGTTTAATTTATGACTTGTTGTTCAGGTCTTCCTCGCACAGTATTGCTCGGAGAAGTGCCCGGCCTTCATCAGATACCAGAAGTTGTTTCACCTCTTCCCGCAATACCGGGCGTATCTGTTCCCGATGGATGAGTTCAATGATGGCACGATTCACCAGGTCAGACCGGGATGAGTATTTCTCTGGGATGAGTTTGTCCAGTTCATCCAGCACCACCGGAGATAATCGAACGCTAAAAGAGAGTTTCCGTCTGACCATGCTGATTATGGATTTGAAATAAGACGATAAAATGAAAAGTGGCCCCATAGTATTCCATATGGCATGCGCGAATAAATTCCTACTCACTTTGGGTATTCGTATATTTCTGAAAACTGCCAAGGATGACCGGTTCCCCGCAAAATATGCAGGTGGGGTTCATTTATCCCACCTCAAAAAATCAGTTTATTCCCACACCAGTTGATGGGTTTCATGGGTTTCAGGGTTTTCCCAGGTATCACAGGGAGTTCCATTCTTATCAACGAGGTCGCGGAGTGCCACAGTCTGGTTTTGGAATTGTGTCTTCCCATCCTGGGATTCAAACCAGATTGATTTCTTTCCAATGACTGCCACCATCCAGGTTCCGTTTCCGAGAAACTCGCCATTTCGTAATTTCTTTTCTGCCTTTTCCCGGTTGTATGCTTTCTTTTTGTTGTATTCCTGTGCTTGCTTGAATGCTTCTTTTGATACAGTTAATTCATCCATTTATTCCACCTCAAAAATTAGTTCTGGGATTTCTCCTCATACCATGCCTTGATGTCATCCAGGTTCTCAATGCTGGTTGCATCATCACCAACAAGGCACCGGCCTTTCTTATCCATTGCCCATACCGGATAGGTTTCAACCCCTGCCGGAATCGGTTCTGTTGGTAGGTCAGAGTAATCAATGACATCTGC